GGTTGAAGTTGCACTTGAGAGCACACGTTGTAGATGGAGACAAGCCCGATAAAGTTCGAGCAGTTTTCGGAGCGAGTAAGCTATTAACAATGGCTGAACTCATGTTCATCTGGCCCCTACAAGCCACTTATCAGAATTCAGACGTCGGAAAGATGTTTTGGAATCGAGAGATCGGAAGAGGAGGTTGGCATAAAATAATGCAAGAGTTTCACACGAAGCGTCAATCGACATACATCTCCATGGACTGGAGTGAGTTCGACAGAAGGTTACTTCACGAACTGATCGACGACGTTCACACAATCTGGAGGTCATATTTTGACTTCTCGCGGTACGAGCCTACTACAAGGTATCGTGATACCGAACTTGGACAAGATTGGCAAATCGAAAAGCTATGGACTTGGATGACAGCATCAATCAAGAACACGCTTATCGAATTACCAAATGGACAAGTCTGGACCTGGAATCATAACGGATTCGGCTCAGGATATCAACAGACACAACTGATGGACACTTTTTGCAACATGATCATGACATACACTGTTCTATCCAAACTTGGAGTGAACATTGAGTCGACGGAATTCAAATCAAGATTTCAAGGAGACGACGCTATCATCGCCATGCCTGAACAGATGTTCAGACTATACGGCAAGCGTTTCCTAGAGATGATGAAATCCGAAGCTGAGACCTACTTCAACGCGAAGCTCAGTGATGACAAGTCTATGATCGGAGACCACCCAAACAGTCTGTATGCACTAGGATACAAGAATAGGTACGGAGTACCATTCAGAGAGAGTGACGATTTATTATCGCATCTCATGTTCCCAGAGCGACCCCAAGACTATGGGCGGCTTGCTGCGTCAGCAGTTGGCCTTTGTTACGCGTCACTTGGATGCAATCAAGCATTCTACGACCTAACTAAGGACATATTCGAGTCGATCACTTCAGGTGATCACGAAAAATTGGATTGGAAAGCCCTTAAATGGATGAAGAGAGCTGGAATGGCGGAAATCATCGAACAGATGAAATCCTCACCTTTCCCAGAGTTCCTTCAGCTACTTGAGCAGGGTATCAACCCAACAGAGAGGACAGAAACCGAGATTGAACGGACTTGGCCTACCACACCCCGTGGTATCCCAGGCGAGATCGTGTTTCTCAACAAGGTATAATTTTTTTTCCTTGTCTTAG